TGTCCATACATAAGGTGAATAAATGCGAGCAAGGAAGTCAATGGTATCACCAGGGCAGCGGATGTTGAGGTCGAGGCTATGACCGAGGGCGTCGTAGAGTTCTGTCATCTTATGTTCACAACCTGGGGGACAGCCTGTTACACCGTCGTCCCCTCCGTATAGGCCGAGATATTCTTCCCCGAGGCCAAGATCGTCCAGGAACCAGAAGCTGATAAAGGCGTTGAGAAGGGTACCAAAGGCAGAGGTGGCCTGATGTCCAGAGGGCATGGAGTCCCCGAAAAGAGTCCTTGACATGGCAGCATAACCGAGACGAACAGAGAACTCAGTCATGTCTTCTAGGAGTTCATCAAGGTCGTCATGGTGGCAAGGGTGGTACATCTTATGGAGGCAGACTTTGGCAATGACGTGGCCAATGCCGTAACAAGCGTCGAAACGGTTGAAATCGGTAGTGGCGGCGACAAACTTCTTGTCGGCCAGGAAGGACATATACTCGGCCATTCTCAGAGAGATGTCGAGTGGCTTTGACCCCGGGGCGCACCAACGTTTGTCGAAGATCATGTCGGCGAACGGGTAAATGAACCTAGCAGCGTTGAGTTTCCTGTTGCCTTTTAAGTCGATGATAATCCTGGAATCCGTGGGTTTGGATCCGCACTCTTTCTTTACGAAAGTGTTTGCTGGGAGAAGTTCATCGTACAGATCAAAGAAACACTGGAGTTGGTCGTGTTTTTGAGCGGGGGCGCTCTGCCTCTCGTAGACCTGTTCTTGGTCAAGGGGGTTGAGGGGGAACTCAGGACAGGCGCCATCCTTCCAGCATTCACTCGGCTGCATAATGATATCAGCAAACCTTTCAGCTTTCCTGATGATCTTAGAGAGGTCATACGGGCTGCCGTTGAGCTTCTGCAAGGATTCTATGGCAGGGCTGATGACCCGGGATTGCATGCCCGAGTGATGATTGGACTCAGTGCTGACCTGTATGTAGGTGGTGCTCTCAGTGATCGGGGACATCAAGGACGTAACGCCAGAGGCTTCATACTCGTGATCGAGGACGAGGCCTTGGGGCTGGCTGACAGATATGACGGCCGTGTGGTCGCAAGTGACTTCTCCTGGGTTTCGTGGCTCAAAGCGTGGTACATACCCGAACCTCGGCCGCAAGATCATTGGCCGGTCCACGTGGGCGAGATGGTCAGTCATGGCTTTTGAAATGACGCCGGAGGACACATGGAGTCCCTCCTTGTCCTCGGAAGCGAGACAGACCTGCAGCTGGGCGGATGATATGTTGTGCCCTCGACACACGTGTTCCACTTTGGTCACCATCATGGCCATCTGAGCTGGGGTCAGCTCATGACACTCATAGTTGCCACACCCTGCAATGATACCAGAACAATCTGGCATCTCGCGGTACGCGAGAGTGCCAGTTGTCCATTCATCCCTTCTGAGACCAGTGTCGTCGAAACAAGGGGTGGCATTAATGGGCAGGAGGAAAATGTGGGTCCAATGGCGTGCGGGCCCAGATTTGGCTGCGGCGCGCTTAATGACCTTGTACGCGGTTTTAATGCCGAGAGATGAGTGGAAAAGTTCATCCTCTGGGTAGTACCAAATTGGATGTGAGATGTTGTCTCTACCACCGTTTACTGATACTTGATAATGGCTAATACCGGAAATGGTCACGCTCGTCCACTGCAACTCTTCCTCAACCCCGGCAGGAGCAAGAGGGGTGAAGGTGTACAAATAAACAGGGAGCCCGAGGCTCAAAACCTTGTTCATATCGATGTAGTAGTCCCAGTCGATTATGGTGATGAGAGAGTTGACAAGGAGTTGGGTTGCAGTGACGTTGTAGGCGTGGCCAGTCTGCTCATAGGGAACTATGAGGTCTGGGGAGAGCATCATACCAGCATGTCCGACGGGGTGCAGATCGGCTAGTTGCCTAATTCTGCGCGTGA